TCATGAGGCTTCATCCTTTTTGTCTCCTTTCCCAGCGGTTTTCTTCTCACCTTCCTCCGATTTGATCTGGAAGACCTGTACCACATTACGCAGCGATTGCGGAATCGGTACGCCCATCCGCCCAACATTCTCAAGAATGGACAGCAGTTCATTGGCCAGGTAGAAGAAGATGACCGTGTTCTGAAAATAGTTCATCTCGCCGAGCACCCGGTCAACCAGGTGCATCAACGCGATGATGAGAAAAATCGTGATTTTCCGGGCGATGCCGGCGTAGCCTTTCCGGCTCCGCAGCTCGCCATTCATCCAGGCCGCCCCCCAGCCGGTCAGCCAGTCGATCACCACGAACCACAGCAGCAAATGCAGCGGCAGCGACCAGCCGCCCCAGACGTACCCGGTTACGGCACCCGTCCCAGCCACCAGCATCTTAAACAGTTGACCGATGTGCTCATACATAATCGTTCCTCCTTTTTATGGTTGAAAGGGTGAAAAAGCCCTCGGCGGGCCGAGGGCTTGAAAGGAATGTAGCTCTAAAAAGCTAATTGATTGGTTGTCAGCACCACGCATGCGGATCCTGCCTCACCCTTGTTGGCGTACTCAGCACTACGCATGCGGATCCTGCCTCACCCTTGTTGGCGTACTCAGCACTGCGCATGCAGATTCTGCCTCACCCTTGTTGGCGTATCAGCACTGCGCATGCAGATTCTGCCTCACCCTTGTTGGCGTATCAGCACTGCGCATGCGGATCCTGCTTCCGATCGCTGTTGTCCCCGGATTTTTTGTGAAGAGTTTTAAGCAAGGTTAAAATCCGGGGACAAAGGCGAACGCTTCGCTTCTCCAGCAGCATTCCGCCTTCTCCGTTGAAGGTTTGGATTCTGATCGCTCTTGGGAGGTCAGAAAGCCTCGCCTGTAATGGCTTCGTATTCCTCTGGCGTAATGACGCCAAACGCTACGTACTGTCGAAGCTGCGGCTTTTGCGCCCACCTTTTCTCGTAGTAATATTTCAAGCGTTCAAAATCGTTCTCAAACATGCGTCTCCCCTCCTTCGGATGGATTTCCTTCAAGCGACAGCAGCCGTAGCTCCAGCCCTACGACTTGCGCGCCGAGTGTTTCGTTTTGCCAGCGGATCTCCAGCATCTCCAATTCCCGTGCTACCAGCTCTGTGCCCAGCCAGTCCAACTCGCTTGGGGCTTGCGGCTGAGGTGCGGTGATTCGCTCGATCTCCTCGGGTGTTAGCCCCTCGATCCATAGGTCGGGCATCGGTGGAATGTTCCAGACCGGCCAGTCATCCCGCTCCTCCTCTGGAGTGGAGTTCCATGCGCTCAACGTCTCTTGATAAGCGGCTTCGGCTGTTTGAATCGAGTTCTCGTATTGCCGCCATGCCTCGAGATCGAAGCGCGGGTGGAAGAGACCGGGTGGAACCGGGATGCCGACGATGTAGCCTGCCGGTTCCCGGTTGAAAGTTTCATCTCCGGTGCTAGCATTGGAGGCATTGGTAAATGTATCGGGCTGCTCCAATCCATTGGTAATGGGTAGAACCGGGGAATAAAAAGGGACGACACCGGTAAAGGTATCGTCCACGAGTTCGTCCTCCAGATAGAGACCGTCAATATTTACTTTAGGTACGGCTTTCATGGGATACCTCCTTTATTGTTCTGCTAGGAATGAGATACCGTCTAAGCTCACCCAGCTTGATGATTCCCATTCCCCTTGATAATTAAAGTAAACATGTCCGTCTTTGAAAATATCTATACGAACTGTACTATTCGTACTCGCGTGTGTAGGGAAAATCACCGTGGAATCGGGTCTATATCCATCAATCAGTTTGAATATATGGGATATCACAGCCCCTCCTTTGATAAGACCTGTCAAGTGTACAATTCCTGATAAGTCTTTATAGTAACGGACCGGATGATAACCATCTAGATAATCTTGCCATCCGTTAAGCAAAGTTGGTTTGACCAGATAAGGTATTGGCGTATCCTTATCCGCCTTCTTATTCACCAACACGGATACAGCGGACGTATTCTGTTGCACTGCGTCGCTCAACTCGTGGAGCACGGCCTTTTCGTTAACTGCGTATGAGCCGACCAACGGAACGACCGGCGATTTGTCAAGCGTCAGGTATGTGGCAGAGTAGGCAATAGATGGACTGTATACTCCGAGAGATCCGAGCACATATGCCCTTGCTATTCCAAAGGAATTACTGGCCACGTTAGAATTGTCAATGATCCATCCATCATCCTTACGACCATCTGCATATACAGCTAGTACCTCGGCTGCTTTTGATTTAAGTCTGGAGTCACCGCCTGCTGGATAAATAGATGGATCAGTATTAATGTACCAGTATGCAGTATCTGTTGTAGGTTTAACACTCTCCCGCAGTACAATCCCCGTTCCAACCTCGATCTGGTTATTACCTTCATGAAACGTCAGCATACCTTCGGATACGATCGGCTCGACCGTTGGCGTTGAAAGTTGGTATACGAGTTGGTATGGCGTCCAGTTTGGTGCCAGTGTTGTAGGCAGGACAGGCGTTGGATTAGAGTTATCAAATTTTTGTCTCCAATATTTGATGCCGGAAGTGTACGGCTTATCCACTGTCCCATCCTGTCGCATTACCCAGCCCATGAAATACGCCTTGATCTCGTCAGGCGTTGGCGTATAACCGTCGTCCCATCCGCTGTCTGTGTTTGAAATAGAAATATAAAAATTTCCGTCCGACGATATAGCATTAACGTCCGGTGAAGCTACTGTGGACCCCTGAGGAATTATCTTGCCGTTAAATTTTGTAACAACGCCTGATCCAGGCACGGCGTTTCCGGGAAAACTAGTTACTTGTAGTTGCTTGTATCCTGCTGCTGATGATGGACCAATTGTCCAACTTAATGACCCATCCAATACAACCTTTTTCCACTTCGCCATTTTAAAAAACTGCCCATCCTTCTCGAACACTTCGTCAGCGTTCGCACCGGTTGCAGGATCGGCATGTAAGTCCGTCTGCAGGGCGAGCATGGTGTCTTCGCGTGATTTGAACGGTTTGGGAGTTTTGCCGATATTCAGCATCGGATTAAGGATAGTATCCACGCAGTCGAGTGTCCCGTTAATGTACACAACAATTTGCGATAGGTTACCGCTATTGAACGTTCTTACTCCCTGCCCGTAACTAAGGAGCAAAGTCTGTTCGTCAGCTGAAAAAACTGCTAATTTGCCCTTTCCATTCAAGCTTGAAAATGACAGACAATAGTCCGTTTGCGGGAGGACAGTAACCGGAAGTCGCGTCCACGGATCCGTAGATTCTGCTGTTTGTTCATACGTATAAGGACCGATAATATTGGATTCTTTAGTCCTATAAGTAGCCTCATAAAATGGCGGCAGCAAATTCTCCCCGTACCGCATAGCATATGGATTACATACAGGTTGTAAGCTATCGACGTATGGATACTTAATATCCTTTTCCGACTCGGAAAGATTGGGTAACTCATCAAAGTCAGCCTTCGAAATTTCATATAAACTCACATTTCTCACATCAAAATTTGCAGCTGCAAATACCCCGCCCGAGTAGCAAACCCCCACAATGATATCGAAAGTCTGATCTACTGATTTTGTAAACCTATGATAAATCCTCTGCCAAACTCCAATTTTAGTTTTATCCGCTGAATACGCCCCTACTGAATTTGCTCCGCCAACTTTAATTTCTCCACTTCCGGAAATACTGTTTATTTTCACATCTGCGGATATAACGTAATACTTCCCAGCTGATACCTCAAAACTCTTATTTCCTGCTGGTTTAAATACGATGTACCCTTCACTTGTGTTTGGGACAGTTACGTTTATAGAGTCCGTATTACTACCTGTGCCTGGTGAAACACTTAACATAGTATCTGCGTGAGATGACGTCCGATAAGTCTGACGTCCAGCCAAATTCACCAACGTCCGCCCCTTAATCCCGCTCAACGAAAAGGGCGCGCTGCGCTCCGCGTTCACGATCTGCAGCCCCGGCTGCAGGACGACCTCCCGGCGCGCCTCGGTATCCAGGCGCTCTTGCAGCGCCTCGATGGCCTGGCTCGCTTCGCCGGCGAAGCGGTCGACCGTGTCCGCGTTCTGGTCGATATATTTCTCCAGATCGAAGTACGTCGTTGCCGGCGACGTCCGATCGATTTTGTTCAACCCGATATTCGGTGTTACCGGATTCGTCATTTATGCTCCTCCTCCCAACAATCTGTCTTGCGTCGTAGCCGATAACTGCTCCACCGTCATGCCCTCCACCTCGGCGATCGTAAGATAACGCAGAGCATAGTCGACGGCCATATGCGCCGGCTTGATCGCTTCAATCGCCGATTGAAGATCGCTCAAATTCGGCGGAATGCCGAGGGTATCCCTGAAATGAATCGTCACCTTGTACTCGGCCGGCTGGACAGAAACCTCGATGCTGCCCCGCTCGTAGGCTTGGGCGACATTTTTGAGCATGCTAGCGGACACCTTGCCGCTTCCCCGCATCTTCGAAATGACGACCGAGCGCCGCTGCTCAAGCGGCTTGGACGGGTTCACCGGGATGCTTAGGTCCTGCTCATACCGGGACAGCGCCCAGGTTGCGGTCTCCGGATAGTACTGATCGATCAGATCCACCAGGCTCTCATCCAGTTTGTCCAGCTCAGCTCCTTCCGCATTGGCGATGGCTTTCATATCCCGGATGCCGTGATAAAAGGACGGGAGATATCCCATCCAGACCTCTGCCTTGCTCATCGCACCGTCACCGTCCCCAGTACGGCGACCGCTTCCGGTTCAATCAAGACGCTCTCGGTCCCTCCATTGATGGTCAGCACCTCGTAGTCGATCACTTCGGGAATATCCAGGATGACGTTGGCAATCCGGTTATACCGGACTAACGGGTCCGTCATGGCGAGATCCTTCAAATATTGGCGAACGCCCTGCTCAATCGCTTGCTGGACGCCGTCCAAGCCCGCGCCATCCAGGAGAGTCACCTGCACCTCAATGTTGACAGGAACTTCAACCGCCCCGGTCACCGTTACAACCGATCCGACCGGAGCAGCTCCCTCGCCCATCCCGTCCATCGTGGGATCGATGTACTGCTGCACAGCTTCTACAATAGATGGCGCGGGCGATCTCATCTCATTGTCCAGCAGGACAACTTTGACCGTTCCCGGCCCGTCCCATAGCGGAAAGGCTTTGGCTTTGCCAACGCCGGCCTGCTCCCGCGCCCACAGCTCATATTGATTTCGATTCGCGCTGGTGACGGGGCGTGAGATTTTTTCCCGGTAACGATCATACAACGCCTCGTCGGACTCGGTATCTTCCCCGGGCGCCAGCAATTCGAGCAGCTCCGCCTTCACCAAGCCTTCGATATACTCAAGCGGCAGCAGCGTGCCAAACCGCCGATTGCCCTCTTTGCCGACCGTTTCGCATTCCAGCACATATTCCCCCGCATCCAGCCGGCCGATGACCGTGTAGTTTAACGCATCCAGCGAAAAACGGCTCCCCATCGGAACCTCTTCCGGTCGATTTTGTTCTCCCGTAAAACGTCCGCGCAGCCGCGCCTTCGTGGCCTGCTTACGCGTTAGTCCCGACCAGGCGATGCTCCGGTCCAAAAACTCGCCGGAAGCCGTGGCGGCAAACTTGAAGTTCATGGAGGAGCTCAGCTCAATGTAAGCTTGCGCAAGCTCCGCGGCGGCTGGGGCAAGCGCGTCGTAGATAATGCTTCCCTCTCTTTTATCCAGTCCATCCGGCACCCGGCCCAGCATCCGTTCCAGGATCGCTTCATAGGTCTGATCCTCATACATCCTCCCTCACCTCCTTCGTCATCGCAAACGGCCCATATACGGTTCGGACCGTAAATTCCGCCATTGCCGTCTCCCCGGCAAATGAAATATTCATGTCATCGACCGACAGGATCCGGTCGTCCTGAAGCAGCGCTTCCTTGATATGGCGCTCAATCTCGGCATACGCCCACAGCGGGTCACGCCCGATGACATCATACAGCTCATGGCCGTAGTCGCTGCTGTAGATCAGGTGCTCGAAGCGGCGGGTTTGGAGCACCTTGGCGACGGCCTGCTTGATCGCCTCCAGTCCATCAATTTGACCGGACAACGTCCCCTCTTCCAGGTTCAATCGGTAGGTCAAGCTCGGCTGGTCCAGACTCTCCACCACTTCGGTATCCGGTTGAATCGTGCCTCCCTGCGGAATCATGACGGCTTCACCAGCCGATCCAGCACAAGATACGTTTGTCCGCCCTGGTAACGGAGCAGCAGCACCGTATCCCCGATCTCAAGCCCTTTGCGGATCAGCACGTCCTGATCGTCAATGTTCAGTCTGTACTCCGTCATGGACTCTCCGATCACTAAAAAATCCTCCGTCAGGCTGAACCGCTGATCCACGTTCACCTCGAGAGGATTCACCGATGTTACCGTGCCATACAGCACCGCTACGGGATTCGTGCTTCCCACGGCGCTCAGGCTTGCTTTTTTGATAATATCCAGCATCATGACTTACACCACCTTCATATTCAGCGACATCGTATGCGTTCCATCCGAGAACTTGTGCGAGCACTCATCGATGAGATACGGCTTCAAGCCTTCACCGGGGAGATTGACGTAAATCGTGTTCCCTGCCCGGACGCGCAGATCGCCGATCGCCTCGATGGAGAGCGTCTGCTGCTCCCTGTTCTTCAGCTCCAGTAAATTTTGGGCAAGCTGCTTCAGCTGCGCCGGATTCATATTCTCATCGGCAACCTCGTACAGCTGGAGAAGGCCCCACTGGGCGATGTTCTCTCCATGCTGATAAAGGTAGACGTCCCGCTTCCCGGTCTGCTTGTTATCGCGCACAACCTTAATTCGATTGTACGTTTCGTTGTCGATGCTCTTTTTATAGGAAAAATCCGTCATCAAGCTGTCTTCCCCAACGGCCAGCATCAGCAGCATGTCCTTGATGTTCTTGAGTGTCAGCTTTCCGAACTCGTCGTAAAACATATAGTACTGCTTGGTTGCCATCAGCGTCGCGTCCAGCGCTTTGCAGATGATATCGATCAGCTTCTTGTCCGCCTCCAGCATCGCGGGAATGACATGTCCCGTATCGGCCAGCGTCCCTATCTTCAGATTGAAGTCCTTGGCGATCTTGCGGATAATATCCTCCACTTTGGCGTTCGTAAACCGGTAGGTATCGTTGCTGGACAGGTAGCGCAGCTGGTCGTAGGCCATAAGCTTCACCTCGGCATCCATGCCCCACTCTTTAGAGAATACATAACCGTAAAACAAGTCATTATCATCCTTGCGGAACCGGACGATGTCGCCGTTCTCGATCTGGAATTGCCGGCTCTGCGCCAGACCATCGTTCACGAAGCGAATATCCAGACTGGCCGGCTTCGCCTGACGGCTTGTCTTCCACGTGATGTCGGTGACGACCTGCCCGAGATCCCATACGCTTCCGTTCTTCCGGTCCACCATTAGCTCGATCATGCCATCACCTCCTTTAAGGGATTTTCAGAACCCGGCCGACGGCGAGCTTCCGGACCTCATGGTCCTTGATACCGTTCAGCTTTTGGATTTCGGTATGGCGGGAGCCGCTGCCGAGCAGCTTTTGGGCAATGGTCCAGAGCGTGTCTCCTTTAACAACCGTGTATGAATTCGGCTTCTTCCGGTCATCCGGACGCTCCTTGGTCTTCACCGCAGCCGCCTTGCTGTCCTTGGCCGGCACAACCTTGCGGGCGCCATAGAATACATAGCGCTTGAGGGTGATCGAAAATTCGATATCCTCCGGCGAACCGGACATCGTGTTCCAGCTGAAGCTCTCGATGGAGGCCGCCATGTTGATGCCGAAGGATTTCATCGCCCGTACCACATTCCCGCTGTCCGTACCGCTGAGCGGATCGGGGACCAGACCCGTCATGACAAATCGCACTGGTCTTCGGCTCTCCATCCATCCCTTGATGGTGTTTACATAATCGATGGGGAGCTTCAGCTTGTCCTTGCTTGTATTGACGAAAGGATACATTCGTCCCGGAAAAAAGCTTTCAAACGATATTTCGGTCAGCTTCGGATACAGGATCGCGTTGATCTCGCCAAGTCCGGCCACGGTGTAGGTTTTCCCCTCGCTGCCGTCCTTGACCTCGATCCGTTCCGGATTGACCGGAAAGCGGAATACTTCCTGTTGATTATTAAAACTCAGAAACAGCCCATAATCGCTCATGCTACAGATACACCCCCTCCGCGCTGGATACGAACTGCTCCTCTAACGTCCGATTAATTCGGGACATAATCGTATCGAGATCGGCGCCGGAATTAATATCCCCTGTCGTCATCTGCACGGTCGGCGTCAACGTGATCATGTTGCTGATCGCGTTCACTTCGGCCAAATCGCGCATCACTTTGAGATCCTCGCTCGCTACGTCAACCGTGTTGTTCACCTGGCCGATGGAATCAATGCTGCCACCCGCAGGGGCAACCGGCACCGGTGCCGCCGGCATGGCAGGCATCGCGGGCATGGCATGCGTGGCGGGCATGGCTGGAGCCGGGGCGGCTTTAGGATAAGCAACGTCGTAGCCGGTTTTGCCGGCGTTGTTTTGTTTGAGGAGGTCCTCGTAACTTGGCCCCATATCAAGCTCCGGCATGAATTTCTTCTTGAGGTTGTCCATGGAGAATTCCTCGATGGCATCCTGACCGGCTTCTTTAAAGCCAGAATAATCAGCCTGAAATTCAATTAATTCGATTTTTTTAGCCTCTACCCCAAGCAGATTCGCGAAGAACCCAGTAACTTTGTTAACCCCGTTTAAGATGCCATTGATAATTTTGATAACGGTATTCACCGTATTCTGAGCCAAGTCGACAATAAATCCGAAAGCATTGCTAAACGCTTGTTTAACGCCTTGCGAAGCCGACATTAAAGTCAAAATAACCGTGACAATGCCAATAATCAACGAAATAATCCGCATGATTGGATTCGCGTTCATTACGGCCCATAAACCTTTAAAGGCTGTAGACAGGATATTAACAACCGTCGAATATACGGTAGTCAAGACTTTTCCAATTGTAAAAATGCTGAGCAATAATAAAATCCCAGCTATTAACGGATATAGTACAAATCCGACGGATGAGATGGCATTCTTCAGGAATTCCCATGCCGGCGGCACGATCTGGGCTACCCATAAAAATAGCTGTGCTATTAAGGTCAGCCCCATCGAAATGATCAAAATAAATGGCTCAAAACTTCCTGATGCAAAGGCTGCATTCAGCATATCAAGAATTGGGGAGAGCGACTCCAGGGCACCTGTCCCCATCTGAGAAAATGAATTATTCACGTTCCCAAGCAGCGCCTGCCATTGGTTTACCGGTGAATCCATCATGGTGTTCAACCCTTCCTGGGTCATTCCCGCTTTCTGAAGCAGTTGATCCATTGAAACGAGAAATGCATCAAAATTCCCCTTTGACGCTTCGATCTCGTTTTTGAAAGAATCCATGTGGACTTCAGGGATTAAAAATTGTTCAGCCAAGGCATCAGTATCCCCCTGCATCGCACTCATAATGGCCGATGCTGCGTCCGTGGAGCTGCTTTCCCCGGGTGACAGCTTGCTCAGCCTTGCTGCAAAGTTGTTCAGCTCTGAAATCTGATCTGAATTTTTGGTCATGGACATGAACGTTAATGCATTATTCAATGATTCTTTGACGTCCACACCAGCGGATAAAGCATCCTTTTTGAATGTTTCAAACATGGCCGTACCGACCTCGGGATTGCCGACCCTGATCTTGAATAGATCCTTAAGCGCCTGATCCTCCGCCGCTGGAACAATCACGGTCTCTACGACGAACTGCATATGGGAGTACGCTTTTTTCATCGAATCCATTACTTGGCTCAGCTGGCTTGCCTGCTGGGCACCATTAACAATTTGGTTATTCAAATTCTGCATTGCGTTCGTCGAGGCAGTGATCGCGTTATTCACCTGATTAAAAGCCTGATTCATACCGTTTACAAGTCCCGTAACTCGGCTGATTAGGGCAGGATTAAGAAAAAATGCAGGGTTTCCCACACTCGCCATTCCCTCACCCCCTTCTTCTAAAATCTATCTTCGCTTCCGGATCCGCTCCCGCTTCTCCTTCTCCACCCGCATCGAGATCATGGCATAGATGGCGGCCCGTTCCCGGACCGTCATCGCCATGAGCTCATGAGGAAGGATGTGCAGCTCGTGGAGGGCGTAGTACGCATAGTTCGCGTCGCCGTCGCCCTCGTTGATTAGTTTTTTACTTCATCCACCAGCTCGTTCATATCGCGGTCAAAGCCGTTAAGGGCCTGCACGCGCTCTCCGAGCGCCGCAAACTCGCCCGGAAGCAGCATTTTGCGCAGCAGGGACTCCGCGCCAAGCACGCCGTACGATTTTTGCAGCTCGCTGTTTTTCAAATCCGGGTAGATGACGCTCGTCACCATCAGCTTTGCCATATAGTCATTCGGATCGATCTCCGGCGTATACACGCCGTTCTTGCCCTTCACCTTGCGGGTGGCGGCACGGCGGCACTCCTGGTTCTCCTCCTCCGTAATGCTGCGCAGCTTCCACGGAACGGGCTTGCCCTCCGCATCCTTGAAACGAATGGAGACCACGAATTCCTCCGTGATCTCCGCCGGCGACTGACCCGCAAAAAACATGCTAAAATCGCTCATTTTCCTTCCTCCTCTTGTTTGTTCGTATTAGGCCAATGGGTTGAACGGGGTTTCGATCCGCACGTTCTCAAACGTAAACGCCACTTCTTCCTCCAGCGCCTCCGCTTCGGTATCCAGGGAAGCCATGATGACGCTGTCGAGGTTGACCCCCTCCAGGATGACCGTCTGCCGTCCGGTGGACGAACCCGGATCCTCGTTGCGGACCTCGATCATGAAATAAGCGTCCTGTCCGGTCTGGATATATTCCATCATCAGCTCGCGGAACAGCGAGGTGACATAATAGATGGTCATCGTGCCGCTGCCCTTCCAGCCGATTGCCTTATGCTGCACGGCGCGCTGGCCCATCGTTTTCAGCTCAGCCTTCTCTTTCTCCACCGTAGCTTCCAGCGTTTTGATATAAAACATTTCCTCCATACGGTCGCCAATCTTGACGAATGCCTTGCCCTCTTGTCCCGAAATCGTATCGCTTGCACGTAAAAATGCCATCTTAGACCACCTTCACTTTCATGTATACTTTTTCAATTGCATCGACCGGCTGAACCTTGATATCGACGAACAGCACGTCACCCTCGGTACCTGGCGTCACCACAATATCCTCATTCGCGTTGAAGTTCTGGATCGCCCCGATATTCTGCAGGGAAGCGAAATACGCAGCGCACTCTGCCCAGAACAGCGTTCGTCCGTCCACGTTGTTGTCGACTTTGCCGATGTAGGACTGCTCGAAGATCAGCTTCAGATCGTTCGCAATGCCGTCCAGGACGCGGACTACCCGGTTTTTGGAAAAATGGCGCGCCTTCGAAGGCTCGATCGACGTAAAGCTGTTAATGTCCTGTTCCACCACGGCTTTGCCGCCACTGTAACTGAACAGGAATTCGCCCTTCGTCAAAGCTTCTTCAATTTCCGTATGGCTCAGGCGAACATCGGTATCGACCGCTTCATCATAAGCCGCATACGTCAGCGACTCATTAACGGCAGCAGCAGCCGTGGCGCCCGTCACCCAGGCAACCGCCTTAACCTTGTCCACGACGGTGCCGTCGATAAGGACAACGCCGTTTTTCACGCTGATAATGCCTTCGTAATCCGCCGCCGGATAATCCGGAAGCACGGCCTGCACCTTTTTGCCTTCCTGCTCGCGCAAGCGCTTGATGAACGCCGTGTACAGCGATTTGAGGGTAGCATCATCCGAAGCCAATCCCACCGTCTGGAAGTCTTGAACCTCAAGCGCAGCCAAAAAATCGACATGCTCCTGGTTCGTCACGGTCCCGTTCGCACCGCCTGTCAGCGCAAATCCTGCCGTTGCGGCCAAATCGCCGGTATCCGGCGCAAAGGTTACATACAGATTCGGCTGCAGTTCCTCGGCGTTCGCAACGAGCTGCTTGTCCACAGCTTTGCCGCTCAGCAGGGTGCTGACGACGAACTTGCCCGGATCATCGACTGCGTTCTCGATCACGATGCGGATATCGTTGCCGCGCTCCCCGCCGTACCAAGCGGTCACGCTAAGCCCTGCTACGGCGCCTGCAGCCTGTACGCCGCTGTTCAGGCGGTACAGCAGAAGCGTTCCTGCCCGCTTGAGCGTTTCTTTTACCAGCAGCAACTGAGGAGAGGTGATATCGTAGCCCAATACCTCCATCAGATTGCTGCCTGGTTTGATGGTAAGGAGCTTATGCGGCTCTCCCCATGGAAGCGAGAGTCCCAGCGCAGCGATCCCGCGTTCGCCGACGCGTCCGATCGGCTGCTCCTGCGATGTGATTTGGGTGTATACCCCAGGTCTTACTTTGTTAGGTGTTGTCCATGTTCCTCCGGCCATTTAAATGACCTCCTTTTTCAAAAATGTGGTAAGCTGTTCTTTCGCTTGTTGGACGGTGTACGTCGTCTCCTCGGCCAATATGGCGTTCAGCACGTCCTTCTCCCGGTTGCTGAATTGCTGGGACTGTACCAGCTGGTGTTTTGTAAACGCCGGTACTGCTGTTTGCTTCCTGCTCATTTCAAACCGCCTCCTTGTTGTAAGGTTTGCATCTTTGGAACGGATTCAGCAGAATCCGAAGATACCTGAATGACATACTCTGCGCGGAAGCATCCTTCTTCCGCCGCAGCTCCTTCCCTCTCCGGCCGCTCCCAGGCGACCGCCGCCGCCCGGCATGGCCGGCCTTCAACTTCAAGCTCCGTCAAGCTCTCCAGCATCTCGTCCATGATTCCCGCCACGGGCTGCCCCGCCGCAGGCTTGTACAAGATGCGGAAACGAAAACGAGCCGCATATCGTCGGTGCGATATCGGCTCGAATTCGGCTAGCGCCAGCTCGGTATGGAGGTAGGGTGGTTCTGGTATAGGAACGGCATCCTCTTTGGAAATCAGGGGGATGCCGGGGAAGGAGCTGTTTAGTCGGGATGCCAGGGCATCCGTGATGTGTTGGGTTAGCAT